ACACTGCTTCTCCTCAATCCACCAGAAGAAGAAACTGCTACCGAAGAAACAGCAGAATAATCCACAAATCCCTATCTGATAAATACAGGTAGGGATTTTTTGTATCTAATTAAATGGCACAGCCATCTACCAGGCAGGGACTAATTGACTACTGTAAAAGGCAATTGGGTGCTCCTGTGTTACAGATTAACATTGATGATGATCAAGTAAGTGATATTATTGATGATACTATTCAGTATTATCAAGAGTGGCATTATGATGGTGTCGAAAGAATGTACCTAAAGCATCAGATCACAGCAGATGATGTGACAAGATTTCTATCGTCTAATGAATCCAATAGCACCACTGCTCCAGACGAAGCAACTTGGGAAAATAGAAATAATTTTATTGAAGTTCCAGACCATGTGATTGGAGTATCTAAAGTATTTGGTGTTTCATCCAACTGGGTTCGCAATGATTTGTTTGGTTTAAGTAACCAGTATTTCTTGATGGATGTATTTTCATTCTCATCTGGTTTTGCTTTTGGCAACTTTGATATGACCAACTACTTTATGATTCGTCAGTATTTTGAAACCCTCGATATGGTTGTTAATACTGGTGCATTAGTAGAATATAGATTTAACAAAAGACAAGATAGATTGTTTATTGATATTGATGTAAACAGATTGACTGAAGGAAATTATATTTTAATTGAATGTCATAGAGCATTAGATCCAGATTCTTTTACTCAAGTTTACAACGATAGTTTTGTTAAAAAGTATGCTACTGCTCTTATGAAAAGACAGTGGGGACAGAACTTAATTAAGTATAACTCAGTTCAACTTCCTGGTGGTATTACACTAAACGGAAGACAAATTTATGAAGATGCGTTGGCAGAGATTGCACAATTGGAAGCAGATATGCCAACCAAGTATACACTCCCACCTATGGATATGATCGGATAAAATGCCTACAAGTCCTTATTTTCCACCCTACTACGAAGGATATTCTGGCGAGCAAAATCTCGTGCAGGATCTTGTTGACGAGCAGATTAAACTGTTCGGTTCAGATATCTATTATCTACCAAGAACTATCCTAAAAGAAAATACGTTAGATGATGTAATCTATTCTAAGTTTGAAAGTCAGTTTCAAGTTGAGATGCTTCTATCTAATGTAGAAGGTTTTGGTGAGCAGTCAGAATTTATTTCTAAGTTTGGTCTTCGTATTACAGATGAAGTAAAGTTCATTGTATCAGCAAGGAGATGGGCGGAGTCAGAAGCACAGTATAGTCCAAATTTAACTGTTCCTGGCAGACCAAATGAGGGAGATCTTTTATACTTTCCATTAACACAAGATATTTACGAAATAAAATTTGTAGAAAGAGAAAGTCCTTTCTATCAGTTTGGTAAGATTCAGTTTATTATCATGACTGCTGAGATCTATGAAATTGGTAATGATAAGATTGACACTGGCATCGAGGAGATTGATGAAATTGAAACATTATTCAGTTCTGCTATTGCATTGAATATGAAGGTAGGTGGAACTGATGACTTTATTGTGGGTGAGGTTGTTACAGGTAGTATATCAAATGAAACGGCAGAAGTCAAGTCATGGGATCCTACTACCAGGATTATTCAGGTTATTAATCGCACTGGAACATTTGTTGAAGATGAAAGTTTGACTGGTGATGATAGTGGTGCTGTCTGGGTAGTTAGCACATTCTCTACAATTGAGAATACCAATTCTGAATATGATCAAAATAAATACATTGAAGACACCGCTAATCCTCTTATTGATTGGGGTGAAGTTAACCCGTTTGGGGAATATGGAAATATGGGAGATAGCTTCTAATGTTAGGACCGCACTATTATAACGAAGCAATACGTAAAACTGTTATTGCATTCGGAACACTATTCAACAATATTGAAATTCAGAAGGTAGATCCTCAAACAAAGGATGTATTAGAAGTCGAGAAAGTTCCTCTTGGGTATGGTCCGAAGAATAAGTTCTTAACTCGTTTAGAGCAAAACCCAGAAGTGGGAAGAAAGGTTGCTATTCAGTTGCCTCGTTTATATTTTGAAATGACTGGAATCAATTATGATTCAGCAAGAAAGACAAGTCCTATTCAAAAGTATAGAACTGTTGTTAGTGATAATGGTAATGAAGTAAGAGTTCAGTATGTTCCAGTCCCATACAATATGGACTTCGAACTTGGTATTATTGCTAAGTCACAAGATGATGGTCTACAGATTATCGAACAGATTCTACCATACTTCCAACCAAATTTCAACCTCACCCTCAACTTCATTCCAGACATGGATGAGAAGAGAGATGTTTCTGTTATTCTAAACAGTGTTGATTATGAAGATGATTGGGAAGATGATTTCATGCAACGTCGTAGTATTATCTGGACATTAGGATTTACTGCTAAGTCATACATCTACGGTCCTTTCAATCAAGCAGGAATTATTCGCAAAGCTACTATCTACGAATCGATTGGCGATCTCAATCAAAGCAGAAGAAATGCTGCTTATTCTTATACACCAAAAGCACTTGAAGATAATAACAATGATGGTGTTATAGATAGTTTAGATGACGCACTGGTAACACCAGATGATGACTTCGGATTTAATGAAGGTATAGAGTTCTTTTGATAACCCATGAATGAATTTGAAAAGAGTATGGAACAAGTTTTTGATATTGATATTACTGCAGAAGAAACTGAAGTAGTTGAACAGAAGAAAGAGGATCCTAAAAAGAAAGAGGATCCAGAGAAGGATTATGAATATACCAGAGGACAGCTCTACGACCTCATAGAGAAGGGCCAGGAGGCGGTGCAAGGTGCCTTAGAGGTCGCTCAGGAGTCAGGACACCCGAGAGCCTTTGAAGTCGCTGTGAACGCCATGAAGCAGGTCTCAGACATGACTGACAAACTGATTGATCTTCAGAAGAAGATGAAGGATCTTGATGCTCCTGTTAAAGGTAAGGGACCAACCACAGTTAACAATACCATGTTTGTTGGGTCTACTGCAGATCTTCAAAAGATGATCAAAGAGATGGGCAAAGCATTGCCTGATGATAAATAAAAATAAAAAATGTCTTATATTAGACACGACGCTACCAATACTCCAGTTGATCCACAACCATCTTCCACCGAAGTAACAATCTTTGATGGAACAGAAGGTTGGACTGATATTACATATGAAGATTGGAATGCTGATTATGTAGCAAGAAAAGCTGATAATAGTGTAAGAACTCCTGGAACTTATCAAGCAAGAAATGCTGATAATAGTCCAAGAACTCCAGCACCATATCAACGCCATGATGTAAATAACGACCCAGTAGAAGTATAATGGCACAGTATAGTAAGCATTACGAAGATTTCCTACCACAGGAAAAAACAAACTTTGAAGTAGTGATGATTGCCGACAACTTCGGTAATCTTACTGCTGGAACTGGAGCAACTGCCGTTGATGCTTTCGGTCGTTTGAGAGTTGCTGAGACATTTACTCTCGGTGACTATAAGCACATCTATGCTATTGATCCTAACTTCCGTGATCTAAAACAAAACGGTGGTGACGTTATATACAATCAGAATAAAGCATGTGCCACGATGACAACAACATCTAATGTTGCTTCTCGTGTTTTCCATCAAACAAAGTTTTATCATCATTACCAGCCAGGCAAATCACAAGTTATCTTTTCTTCAGTATGTTTTGGTTATGCTCAACAGAATGTAACCAAGAGAACTGGATACTATGATGATAGAGATGGCATTTACTTTGAGCAAGTTGGCGATAATGATGCTGATGGAACAACAAATGGCACACTCAATTTCGTAGTTCGTTCCTATGCTGGTGGTAGTGCCAGCGAAGCAACAGTAGGAACTTACAAGAGAAGAGTTCCCCAATCAGAATGGAATATTGATCCTTGTGATGGAACTGGTCCTTCCAAGTTTGATATCAATACTTCAAAAACCCAATTAGTTTATATTGACTTCCAGTGGTTGGGAGTTGGTAGAGTTCGCTGTGGATTTGTTCATAACGGTCAGATTGTTTTAGCACATGAATACTACTGCTCCAACGAGTTGGCAGAAGTGTATATGTCAAATCCAAATCTTCCTGTGAGATGTGAGATGCTCAATACAGGAACAACTGCTGGCGGATCTATGGATCAGATTTGCTCTACCGTAATGTCAGAAGGTGGATATGTTGAAAGTGGTATTGACTGGGCGATTACTTCTCCAGCAGTTAG